TTACAAATTTGCCATAGCTTTTTCAAAGAAATTAACCGCCTCTTTTTCCTTTTCTTTTGACAAGTGACTATAGATATCCATGGTCATGGCTAATGTTGAATGACCTAAACGGTGTTGCAATTCTTTATAACTAATACCAGCGTTTAATAATAAGCTAGCGTGTGTGTGCCTAAAGGCGTGAAATGTAAAACGTGGTAAACCAGCTTGTTTTAGGTGTTTTGTTAGTACTAACTGTAAGTTTGTGCGGTTAGGATAAATATTGAAACCATTTGAAAATACATATTTAGCCATTTTACTACTATAACCATGTTCCATAAAACATTGGTATTGACGGGCTTTATATAGACGTAACATTAGAACGGTATTCTTATCAATTGAAATTTTTCTATTTCCTGCCTCAGATTTAGTACTGTTGGTTTCCATACGACTAAAAGCAACTGTTTTGTTAACGTCAATATAACCATTATCTAAGTCAATATCAGACCATTCAAGGGCTACAGCCTCCCCAATACGCAAACCAGTGGAAAGTAAAGTTAGATATAACGTTTTATGATAGTAGTTTTTAAAGGTGTTTGGGAGACTATCCAAGTAGTCCTTAAATTGTTTCAATTGGCTAGTCTCAAAAAATTTTAGTTCTTTCTTTTTGGAAATATTTTTCTTGTTTTTAGGTACGATAACATTATCTGCAGGATTTACATTGATTATTTGTAAATTAACAGCATATTTTAAAATACGCTTATTAATGGATAAAATTATCCTAAAAGAAACACGCCCCAATTTATCGTTACTTGCTAATTTATTAACAAATTCTTGAACCATTGGGAGCGTAATTCTTTCTACTTTCATATCGCCAAAAACAGGTAAAAGGTGCGTTCTTAGTTCGCTAACTGTTTGGCTATATGTTTGTGGTTTAACTTCTAACTTATGATTTTTTAACCACAGTTCGCTTAGTTCACGGTAATTCTTAACAGTAACACTTTTATAGCGTGTATATCCATTTTCTTTAAATTCGTTTATTTTGAACTCACGTTTATTTCTGAGTTCTTTTTTGGTAGGTGCTGAAATAGTTGTGTAGACTTGCTTACCAGTCATGCAATCAGTACCTAGATAAATTTGTTCACGGTACACAGTAGTACCGTTTTTCTTTGTGATTTTCTTAATATTTGCCATTGTAACCTCTTCTCTTAACTACAGCAGGCAGGCTATAAGGGTTTTAGAGTTTGAGGTTTTAGAGCCATTCAGAATAGCATGGTAGCGAATATTCGTAACGTTTCGAAATTTGGTAATTCTTGTTTTAGAACCATTCAAAAAGACATGGTAGTAAAGTTCCAGATGTTGACACATGGCAACATTTGAGGTTTTAGAGCCATTCAAAATAGCATGGTAGTAAATTTACTTAGTCGGGTCATTGCTTGCCGCCTCGGTTTTAGAGCCATTCAAAATAGCATGGTAGTAAATTAGCTAACCGCCTAATCGTTATCGGTTGGGGTGGTTTTTTGTTTAAGAAATTCATGGATAAAGTCATGGGTATAAACAACGTCGTCTTGATTATCACCAAAATGGCTATCTAAGAGTTTTATAAAGTCTTCTAGCGCCTTTATTTCAATATCAGTTAGTTCATCCTTTTCAATTCTTGGAGCAATGTAAAAAAGTATATCCTTGCAAACCTTATCATAGTTTTCAATTAACAAGGAAAGGAATCTAACATTTGATATTAAGTCAAACCCTTTTGTTTTTTCATAATTTTGTTCCATGGCTATTTTTGCATTAGTAATTGTTCGGTTTTGGCTTTCAATTATTTTTTTAGCTATTTCATTATCGGGAGAAATCGTCCCAGCATAAACGGCTTCTAAAATTTCCATAGCGTCACCAACAGTTAACTTATCATCGTAACCTAGTAAATAAGAAACGGGGACGTTGAAATACTCAGCTAAACTATTAGCGGGCTTAGACTTAATTTCATTTTCTGGTTTTTCCCAGTTTTGATAAGTCCTTAAAGTGACGCCTAAATTTAATTCAGTTACTACTATTTCATTATAGAAATCTTTTTGCGATTTTCCTGTTGCTTTACGTAATTCTTTTAACCTATTTTTTGTCATAGCACCTTTTTCCTTTTCCTTGATTATAACATAGCATTTTAATAATTAAAATAAAAAACGAAATTATTTTCGTCAAACCCTTTACAATGAAATTATTTTCGTCTATAATGTATTTGTTGTTAAAAAGACGAAATTATTTTCGTTGTGTTTTGTAGTCTGGTTTGACGGTTAGGCGTCCGCTACAGCAAAAATAAAATAAGAAAGGAATAAAAATGCTTATTACAGAGGAAACAGCTACTAAGGTTAGAGTAAAGCGAGCAATCCAAACACTAGGAAAGGTTGAAACAGCTAAAACGTTGCGTGTTACACCTCCTACCCTAGCCAAAATCGAAAAAGGCAACTATGACGCCCCTAAGCGTATCTATGAAAGTGTTATGAATTGGCTTATTGAGGATTTGTAGAAAAAACGGTAAAAAATCCCTAATATTCAAAATTACAATAATGGGATAAAGGAGGAAATTTTATATGGAAATTATTAAACGAGAAAAAGGGGAGTTCGGAGAGATTAAAATTGACTTCTATTTGAACAAAGATAGAGCAATCTTAGTTACTATCGAACAGTTGGCACAAGGGTTTGGTTACCAAAGTAAAAGAGCAGTTGAAAAAATGTTAGAGCGTAACCCATACCTAAGGGAAAGTCAGTATTCAATCGTTACTAAGGTACCCTACAGTACGGGCGGTACCCAAGAAACACGTTTGTTCAATAAACGAGGTATCTTTGAAATTGGCATGTTGTCCCGAACTGAAAAAGGTAAAGCTTTCCGAGCTTGGATATATGACTATATCGAAGAATTAGAGAAAGAAAATGCTAATTTTCGCTTTCAACGAGCCTTAGAGAAACCAACACACAAAACATTGAACGAGGCTATCAGTAAATGGGACAACGCTCCTAAAATGGCTTTCCCAACGGTTAACAACTTACTTCTAAAACTATCAACGGGTAAGAATAAGAAAAAACTAACCGAGGATAGAGGCGGGAAAACGGGGCTAGATTGCTTAACAAGCGTAGAACTAGCAAAATATCAAGCTTATGAAAAAGCGGTTATCCCACTAATCGAGCTGAACATGGAATACAGTGTTATCCGTGATACATTGTCGCAAGTTCAGTTATGAGAGCAACAAAAAAGGCTTGAGTGACAGCTCAAACCAAAGTGAAACTTGAAAAATATTAGATAAAACAAAACACTACAGCGGGCAGGCTATGAGGGTTTTGAGATTATCTTCTATGTTTATATTATAGCATAGAAACAGCGTTATATCAAGGTTTAAGGTATTTTTGGAATGGTAAAAAGTTCCCCGAGTGGGAGTTGGATATTCTTGAAAGTGAGGAAAAAAATAATTATGAAATTTAAAGGTGTAGAAAATAAAGCAAATCCATTTAGTTTAGACCATTATACAGACGAACAAAAAGCGATTTTTAAAAAACGAGACGAAACCAAAAAAAGAGCAGAGGAATTTTTTAAAGCAATGTACGACCAAGCAACGGCTTGGGGGATTGTTGCTAATGTAATGATTACATACAACAACATTTATAAAGGTTTTGCAGAAACCTTTGAGCAGGCTTGGAACACCCTAGGTTATGAAATTACAACCGATATTGTCTATAGAGCAGTTAACAATTTACCAGCAAGAGGCAAAGAAGAAGAGGTCAAAGCATGATTTATCAAGAAATTAATTTACCAATTTGGGCGCAGTTGCTTATTATGGCTTTACTTATCTTAATTGGCATTGAAATAGCCAAAATCAAGCCCGTAGAGGCTCCAAAAGAAAGCAAGGAAGAAATACCCGACAATCATATGGAAGAGCGCTACGGGGCTTACATTCAATCACAGGGACGTTATTACAACTAAGGGGGTATGAGGTTATGGAGATTAATCTGCTAAGCAACGAAACAGAGCAAGCATTAGTCAGTGGCATTTTAAGCAAGGTTGGTACTTATCTAGAACGATATGAAAACCTAGAAAACCCGTTAGGCATAATCTCACAGCGTGAGGCAATCGAACGCTTGGAAATCACTTACCCGACCATTAGACGGTGGGAGGCTAGAGGATTGAAACGTTACACACCACCGATTGCAGATACTAAGACCGTTTACTATAAAGTTACTGACTTACTAGCATTCTTGGGGGTGGAGGAATGAGCATATATGAGTCAATGGGAGTCACTAACAGACTACTTTATTTATACGATGATAAACCAAGCGAAAAATTAAGCGCTGAACCGTTTGAATACGTTGCTAAGTTCCCCGCCTTGGAAGTACCCGAGGGAATGGACATAGAGAAATTTAAGAAAAACCACGCTCCCTATTGTATCTCGGGTAAGGTTAAAAAAGATAAAGATGACGCGTACAGACGTAATGATGCTAATCTAATTTATAGAGACTTGATTTTCTTGGATTATGACAATATCACCATATCAAGTGAGGAATTTAAGGCAACTGTTGAACGGGCAATCGGTGACTACTCTTATATCATTTATCCAACGATTAAACACACCGAGGAAAAGCCACGCTTTAGGCTAGTGGTAAAGCCTAGCGAACCAATGAATAAAGAGACTTATAAGTCAGTCGTAGCTGAAATAGCTGAAAAAATCGGCTTAATGTATGACACAGCATCCCTTACGTGGTCGCAGTTGCAAGGCTTACCCGTGACAGTCGGGAAAAGTGATGACTATGTAAAGACTGTACACCGTGGGAAAGATTATCCCGTACCAAAATATGAGGCTAGCACAATCAAAAAAGCAAGCACAAACGGTTATAGTATCCGTTCACCTAGCGAGCGAAAAAGCCCGACTGTAAGAATTATTGAAACACTATTCAATGGTTTTGGCGAAGAGGGCGGGCGTAACAATGCGTGCGCTAGTTTTGTTGGTTTGTTATTCAATCGTTACGTTAACTTTGACCTAGCCACGGCTTACCAGTTAACTGTAATGGCAAATAACAACACGCCCGAACCGTTACCCGAGAAAGAATTAGACGCTACTTTTGAAAGTATCGCTAGGAAGGAATATTCGACAAGAATTTAGTAAAGGAGAAATTATTGGAATTAAAAGACCTCGAACAATTAGAGAAAGAAATTAAAGAAGAACAACAAAATAACAAAGTTACAAGCCTTAACAAAGGTAAACTAAGAAAGAACAGTGACGGGACTGTTAGCAAAAGTCGCAATAACTTGATTTTAATGTTCCGTGGGGCTGACCCAAAACTAGATAAGCTATTTAAATACAATGAGGCAACTAAGAATATAGAGGTAACCAGAGACCAAGAGTTAACTGAATATATCACTCTTAAAAAAGGCTTGCTTGCAGATAGTATTATCAATCAGTTATGGGCTTACATATCCGAAGAATATGGACTAGAGTATAAAGAAAATGACATAGGCATTGTCATTCATATTATTGCTTTGAGCCAAAGTTATAACCCTATCAAAATCATGTTGCAAAAAGCTAAAGCAACAAGTAAGGGCGCAGACCCATTTAAGGTTATTCAAAAGTATATCAATATCGAAGATAACCAATATAACCGAATTGTGCTTGATTTGTTCTTTAGGGGAGCAATTGCAAGGGTTTATCATGCAGGGGTACAATTTGACTATTGTCTTGATTTTGTCGGGAAACAAGGAACGGGAAAAAGTACTTTCTTACGTGAGGTGTTCAAAGGTTTTTACACCGAGGTAGAAACCTTTACAGAAAAAGATGACCTTTTAAAAATGGCGGGTTCATGGCTAGTCAATGATGATGAAATGGTAGCAAGCAACAGCAAGAAGGCAAGTTTTGACATTATAAAACGTGTTATCACCGCTAGAGAGATTAGAATACGCAGACCATATGGGAAGAATACTGAAACAATCCCAGTAGATTATGTTTTCAGTCGGACTACTAACAATAAAGGGCACCTTAAGGATGCAACGGGCGACAGACGTTTTTTAGTTGTTGACGTGTTGCCACGGAAAGAGGGACAGCCTAATAAAATATCCGAACAAGATTTAATGGATATTTGGGGCGGTTATTTCAAGTCATACGAAAAGAACAAAAAGCTTTACTATGATGAAAATAGCGAAGAAGGCAAGCTTATCACCCAAAACCGTGAGAAACATAAATACCGAGATGACGTTATCGAGCGTCTTGAGTGGTATTTGGCTACTAAAATCCCCGAAGATTTTTATAATCCAAAATATCAAGACTACATACGGAAACAATATTACACGGATATGGAAAATTACGGTGTAGGCTATAGAAATAAGGCAGACCGTGGGAATGGTGTTGAATGGGTCGGAACTGTTGAACGTGACCGCCTAACCGTCAAGGACGTTATGAAAGAAATCTTTAAAGATGATGAAATCGAACAACCGAAGACAATTAGGAATAAAATCAAGCTTTATCTTGATAACTCAGACCAATGGGAATACCGTGATGGAATAAGGTTCTCTCCGCTAGGTAGCAAGCGAACAACAAAGGGATACCTTAAACAATAATTTTAGCTAACAAAAACAGCGGTTTAGCTAACAAAAACAGCGGTTTAGCTAACATAGCTAACAAATAGGCTAACACCCTAATCCCTTATGTATCAAGGGGTTACGTGTTCATGTTAGCTAAATAGTAATATTTTTAATAATAAATAATATATAAGGGCATATAGGGGTATATAGGGATAATGGGAATTAGCTTAAATTTCTTTTGCGTTTTTTCGCTATTTGGCTAACAAAAGCCCTAAAATCCTTGATACTATTGGCTTTGCGTTGTTAGCTAAAAGGTTGCCATGTTACCTAAAAAAAAGCTAACACACTACCCCAACAAAAACAGAGAGGACAAAAAACAGATGAAAATTAAACTATTCAAACATGAGGCAATAACCGATGGTTATTACAGCAATGGCATGGCAAGGTATAGAAGAGAAAACAATAAGGAACTTGAAGTCAGAGTAAACGAGTACATGGCTGATAAGAAAGTAAGCAGTGTACAGGCTTATGGCGATAATATCATGGTTACATATGAGGGGGTAGAATAATATGAATGAAAAAGAATATATTGGCTATTGTGAGAAAGAATTAACACGCTTTGAGGCTAGACGTTACAATTTCATGGGTATGGAATGGGAAGACTTAAACAAGGCAGACCATATGGCTATACTAGAGATTGGCAGTAAGGTAGTGAATGAGGATAGCACAGTCAACTTATATATGTTACACAGAAACAAGGATACACGTCTTAAAATGTGGGGAATGGTAGCACTCACAGCGTTACACTATGATAAGAAGTTCCCAACAGATGAAAGACTACAATTGTTCGTTGATAGTTTAGAAGACCACTTTAACAACATGGTTAACAAAGAGCTAGAATGTGCAGATATGAACAAAGTTGGTCAGTTAGTCAGTGACTTTGAACCAGTGTTATCAAGTGATGACCTTGAAAAGCTTAAGGCTGATATAGTGTTAGCTGGATTGGTTTAGGTAAGTCATTCGGAGTTAAAACTATCATGGGATTGTATCTATTGGAGGAAATCAAAGGGCAATGCTTTAGGTGTTGTCCTTTTCTGTTATGGTATAATGTTAGTAAGCAAGTTAACACAGACAACAAACACAGAGCTTTACTGTATTGGTAAGGTTCTTTTTGTTTGGATACAGTCATCAATCATCATAGAGCAAGCAGAGAGCGACAGAGTGAGCGTGTATCGGCAATCACACCGAACACCGAGAAACAGCCATAGGAAGACTTATAACGGGTGTATAATCGTTCAAAAATACCCCTTAAATTTTTATCGGGGTATCGTATCATTCGGATATAACAACGCCACCGTCTTTTGTGCGTGATTTTCCCTTTTTAAAATATTCAGCACGTCCGAGAACCCTCCTAAAAGCCCGTGTATGGCGTTTTAATACTCGGGAATATAATTTATATTATCCAAGTGTTTAAATGACCCCCCCGCCCCCTATTTTGGGGCAAGGAGAGCCACCACAAGGTGTTCTCTTACACCGCAGACCAATTTTTCAGAATTTAAAGGGGTGTCATGTAACCTTGAAAAGTCTTATTTTGATTATATTTTGTTTACCAGTTAACTTTCTATCTGTTCCGCTTTTAGATTGCTACTGATATTGCTTTTTGGTATACTTGAGACGTGGGTGTTTCTCCATTTTCCAATTATTCTTGACGGCATTATTGAGGCTGACGAAACTTTTTTCGCCATCTCGTACAAGGGCAATCATAGCAAGAGTAAGACATTTGCTATGCCACGCAAGGCTCATAAGCGTGGTCATTCTACACATATCAGAGGCTTGTCCCAAGAAAAGGTATGTGTTCCTTGTGCGGTTAATAGGAATGGCTTGTCTATCTCCAAGATTACGAATACTGGTAGAGTTTCTACAAGAGATTTACATCATATTTATGATGGTAGGATTATGACCAATTCCACTCTTGTTACGGACAAGATGAACTCCTATGTGAGATTTACAAATGCCAATGGCATTGACCTTGTGCAGTTAAAGACTGGCAAAGCCAAGAAAGGCATTTATAATATCCAACATATCAATAGCTACCATAGCCAGCTAAAGAGGTTTATGCGTGGCTTTAACGGTGTTTCTACCAAGTATCTGAACAACTATCTTGTGTGGAATAACCTTGTAAATTACGCCAAAGAAAGCGACATGGAGAAAAGGAACATCTTCTTAACTTTTGTTTTGGCAACATTGAAAACTGCTAAATGCAGAGATTTATCAAACAGACCAGCAGTTCCTCTGGTCGCCTAATTAGAATTTGTGGAGATGATAAGATGGTCAATATAACAGATGTAAAACAGATTCTTCAATTTGCAATAGATGCGGAGATTAAAGTCTTTCTTGATGGTGGCTGGGGTGTAGATGCTCTTCTTGGATATCAGTCAAGAGCCCATAATGATATTGACATTTTTGTAGAAAAGAACGATTATCAGAACTTTATAGAAATAATGAAAGCTAATGGCTTTTATGAGATTAAGATGGAATATACAACATTGAACCATACTGTATGGGAAGATTTGAAAAACAGAATTATTGATTTGCATTGTTTTGAATATACGGACGAAGGTGAAATTCTTTATGATGGGGATTGTTTTCCGGTAGAAACTTTTTCGGGTAAAGGAAGAATTGAGGAAATAGAGGTTTCCTGTATTGAACCATATAGTCAAGTAATGTTCCATCTGGGATACGAGTTTGATGAAAATGATGCACATGATGTGAAGTTATTGTGTGAGACATTTCATATCGAAATTCCAAATGAGTATAGATAACTGCAAATAACAGTTTGTAGGGGAGTTCTGATACTCCCCTATAAAAATGGCTATTTATCAACTGTTTGTTGTGACATAGCCAAATAAAAAAGCCTGCTCGGGCAAGCAGGACAACACACATAAAAAACTTATTCATATTATACCACAATCGCTTACAGTGCTACAATAAGAACATGGATACCTTTTTTTATGCAAATAAAAAGCCGTGGAATAAACCACGGAAGAAAATCACAATATATCTATCTAAGTACACTACTATTATAGCATAAGCGGTTATTGAAATGATTAATATAAGGCGCTGAATGTAGTAAAAAGTAGTGCTTTTTCTGTTTTTTTACGAATAGATAAGTAAGGAGGTATCGTTATGTTATATTATGATGAATTTAAAGAGGCAATCGATAGAGGCTTTATAAAGGGAGATACTGTTCAAATTGTGAGAAAGAATGGAATAGTATTTGATTATGTTCTCCCTAATGAACCAGTAAAACCCGATGAGGTGCTCACCACTGAAAAGGTAGCAGACGTTTTGGAAGAGTTGAAAGAATGGTAA